TATGTAGGTATAAAACAACAAAAATGAAAAAGAATGGTAAACATTTTTGGGATACTTATAAGATAGTAGCACCAGCTACTGCTCCTGATGAGAAATTAAAGGAAAAGGTGCTAAAGGATGTAAAAGATGGATGGATAAAGAACTATTATAGTGAAGACATTGATAGAGACTTTAGTACATCTTCCAATTCTAAGAAAGAAACAGTGGAAAGTAAGGATACTGACTCTGTAGATTTTGAATTGGATATTTGATCATGAAAGTACCAACCGTAAAGTTTATCATTAAAAGGTGGTTACGAAACAGGTTAGATAATGGTCTTGATCATGTGGCTTCACATGAAATAGAGACCACTTTGGTTGAGTACGGCAAAGAGTACTGGGGGAAAATACACACCCCCAGTACCTATTCACGTGCTTGGAGAAACCTGAAGAGTGGTACTGAACTGGATGATATAGATGTCAATGAAATAAAAGAGATCAAAAACAATAGTGCGGAGACAACATGGAGACTCGTAACTGGTATCTAGAGTATGCAACAACAAACATTAGTAACAGGAACAATCTATGCAAATTAGAAGACTTTCCAAAGATCGCAAGCAATCATAAGAATGCTGAGATCTACAGAAGCATGTTCTTGTATGATGAGGATATTGTAGACTTTGTAGCGAAAAACGGCACTGTTACTGGATTCAACGGAATACAGGGAGTTGACAAACTCGTCATTGACATTGATTACATAAAAAATGATAATGACAATGGAAACCAGACTCGTAATAAAGTACTGGATGTCATAGACGACATGACAAAATCATTGATAGGCCAAGAACACTATAACATATGGTTTTCTGGAAAAGGCTTTCATATCCACCTTGGAAATGTTTATGGATTTGAAGATTCAAATGACATAGCCAAGCAAGTAAGAGCAACAATGCAACGTGATTTTGGAGAGCACATAGATATCATATACGACAGTAGAAGATTGATACGTGCTGGACATTCATATCATAAAAATTCTGGACTATTCAAGATACCATTATCCCTAGAGGAATTGGAACGTCTTGAATATAAGGAAATAACTGAACTTGCTCAGGAAATAAGAGTTGATTATAAACCACATAAGATCAAGAGTGAAAAGATCGTTGGTTTAGAGCCTATGGACATGAGTCGTAAAAACGTAAACGAAGTTCGTAAGGTATTTGATAATGCAAAGGGTATCTCTACAAGATATATCACTTGTGTTCAACATATCTACAATGCTGGATACGTACCAAACAATAGACATAAACATCTATTAGCACTTGTTAGCATATGGCGTAAGAAATATGCATTCGACAAAGTGGCTTGTGATCATTTAGCAAGAGCCTACATGGCAAAGATGGATGATCCACTACCACCTGTGGAAACAAGTAAGATAGTAAGCGATGCATTTAAGAATGACTATACCTATGGCTGTAGTCATCCTGTATTGCAACCCTATTGTGACAGTAAATGCTTACTGTTCAAATGGAAGAATCTTGATGAAGAGACCAACATGTTGAACGCTGAGGAAATGACAAACAAACTTGTAGAGTATCTAAATACGGATTTTACTGATAGGTCTTTTGACCTTAAGGATATATTTCCGTTCATGCAGAGATCCCACATGTTTACAACTGGACAACTCATAACCCTCATAGGCGATACTGGACTTGGAAAAACAGCATTCTACCAATATCTAATAACTAGGCTACAGAACATAAAGACATTATTCTTGTCTCTTGAGGTCGATGACCTTACAATGATAAGAAGATTTCTTCAGGCTACACTTAAAATGACCAAATTGGAAGTTAGTAGTGCCTTAAGAAATAGAGATCAGGATATTATTGAAAGGGGAATGAGGTCAATAGAGCATATTACTCTAATGACGGATTGCCCTGACATAGAAGATCTCAGTAGTGTCGTATCTGAATCTGGAGCAAAGATAGTAGTTGTTGATACGATAGATCGTGTAAAAGCAAAGTATGCTGGTAAAGATGACTTTGCAAGACAGGAGATCATAGCAAATGGATTGAAAGATCTGGCTATGAAAGAAGATGTAATGGTTTTAGCAGTACATCACATCTCTAAGTCTGCTTCATATAATTTCAGAGAAACCAATACATTGGATGTGCATAGCGGAAAAGGCAATAGTGCCATTGAACAAAAATCAGACCAATATATTGCATTTCAAGGAAAACAAATGAGTAAAAGCAGAATTGTAAAGTCTTTAAAGGCTAGAGATGAATCAACATTTGAAATGCTTCTCAATTACAATTGGGAGACTTTCACATTTGATAAACGTAACTAATGAATATGATTGCGACTAGTATAAAAAAACTATGGTGCTGGAATAGTCCGAGAAACACCACAATCAAGTTCACCACATACCTAGGAGTACAAAATGGCAGTAGTAGAAATACACATAGAAAATGATAAAGTACAAAAAATAGAAGGTCAAGACGCTTATGTATATGTACATGATCATGACATGAAAAAAACAACAACAATGGTATTTAATAAACAGGAAGAAAAATATGACAACTGGAAGAACTTGGAATCTACTAGGCTTAGAGGTTCTGAAGAGAATATTGACGAAGGAGAAGAACAGGGTAAACTATAGAATAGTATTATTTAAAGTATTTTTACTGGGTATAGGTTATGCAACCTTACATGGTGAGAATATTCACATAACGATAGGAATAACCAAGTTGGAAATATTCACATCGTTCACAATAAAAAAGAGGTGGTTAATGTAATGAAAAAAATAACGCTGAACATAGCGAGTAATAAAACACAAGAACTCATAGGTCATTTATCAGATCTAGAGGCCTGTGATAGAGACAGAATGTCTAGTGATGGTAAAGAATACATGGATAAAATATGGAAACTATTAGGTTTACCTACACATGATGAATTACCAACTCAAATGGACAAAACAATGGAAAAACTTGAAGATCATTGGGATGAAGCTTCAAAAGCCATTCAAGAAAATTATGATGACATTACATCAAGTGACTTTGATGAAAATGGAACATTAATAGAAGAGGAGGAATAATGGGATATAGATCACAGATCATTGCTGGTGTTCCCAAGAAAGATAAAAAGAAAGCATTGAAAATTATTAATGAGTGGGACTATATATCCGAAGACCAGAATCCATCATTTGTATATTTCATGGCTGATTGGTGGAAGTGGTATGAAGGATATGACGAAGTTGATAAATTCAATAAATTCATACACGATAATAAAGATAGATTCTTAATAGCCGTAGGAGAAGATGGAGCCTTGGTTGAAGAGATCGGAGAACCATATGAACATGGAGTTTATCAAGTTACACATATTGAAAATGGAATAAGTTGGGAGAAACATGGATCATGAGTGGCAAAGCACCAAAACAAAAAGGTAACAGGATCGAAAGAGAATGTGTGAATCTTGCAAAAGGATATGGCTTTAAATCTAAACGTGCTTGGGGATCTGATGGTAGATCCTTAGGTTGGCACGAAGAGGTCGATATGGTAATAGAATTGCCATGTAAGGGAAACATGGTAGAAAGTCATCCTTTTAAGTTTCAAGTAAAAGGTCGTAAGGCTATTGCAGACTATCTTAAACCATGTGAACATGTTTACGGACAAATTCTTAAAGAAGATCGTAAGGAGCCATTGGTAACAATACGATACAAAGACTTGTTGAACATCTTTAAGATGTTAGCAGGATAAACCTCTTTGTCTGAACATTGGATTTTCCATAGGAAAAGACGGTTTCAAAAAGAGGATGACAAAGCTTAGGGGGCAAGGTTGGCTCTGAGCCCCCTATGGCATAAGGAGAATGATATGAACCCAGAAGAAATGATACTAAAACTAAAGATGTTAATAAATATTCTATCTGCAATGAAACCAAAACATAGCGAAAAAGAAAGAATCTTAACAGAGACCATGGAACTAATTGATGAATTAAAGGATCATTATGAAAGAAAATCCACATACGGAAGAGACTATTGAGTCTTGGTTTAACAATGAATCAAATTATCAACCGAAAGGTGGTTATGATTCAAGTCTGCATGATGCACGTAAAGCCGATAAAGAAATAAAGTATTGCCCAGAATGCAATAAATGCTGGCAAATTGACTGGGAAACATCTAGAAGTAACTATCATAGAGAAAACAACATAGTTCTTTGTAATTATTATGGGGATTTCCCTAAATATGGAAAAGAAGAAAAAATATGTGATTGTTGTAATAAACTTAAACAAAAAGGAGAAAGATAATGAGTTGGTATTATCTATATGAAATAGCAATAACAGGAGTATTTGACGATCTATTCATAGGTTTCTGCATTGCTGTATTCTACTATCTTAATAAACTAGACAGGAGAAATTATCACAATGAACAATAGAGTAACGCAAGGCGAAATAAAACAAATATTCAATAAAAAAGGTGTTCAAATAGGAGAAGGCACTTTAGATCTGATATACAGTGAAATAAGAATATTCGTAACTGTAATGGCAGATAGATGCCAAGAAGGGAATATTAAACGTTTAACACCAGACCTATTTTGGGCTGCTTTAGGAAAAGCAACTAATGAAAGACAATAAACATAGTGATTGCTGTGAAGCTCCATTGCTTGAGCAAGAAACAATTATGTGCTCTAGTTGTAAAGAACATTGTGATGTGATCAAAAGGTATTTCGTAGATCTATCTAGTCTTGAAATATATGCAAAAAACCAAGATAAGGCTTGGGATAAAGCATGGGATATGTATCAAGATGGTAGTATCTTAAATGAAATAGAACTCAGTTGTATTGAGGAGTGGTAACAAACTTAAGAAAACGGACGTAGGAAACAGTAAAAGGAACGCTTTTCTAGAAAGCTCAGTACTTTGACCTTTCCTACCGATGTTTTTTTAAACATTAAGGTACTGCTCTATGTCTTCTTGTTGCTCTCTTTGACGTTGTGCTCTTTCCAACCTACTCTTCATCTTATTATAAGGTATTCTAAAGAGGATCTCTGGTGCTCTTTCGAGACCACGATGAGGTCTATCATCGGCTAATTGCTTTATTTGTCTCACTCCACGCCCAAAGGGGAACATGGTATACATGGTATAATTTGTAAAATCTTCCCATTGACCCGTTAATAACTCACCAAAAGCCTCAGGCACTCTTGCTATAGGGGGTTTTAATACATTAAGTGGCCCAAGTTTTGAACCAAAGAAAGCCATTTCTTTTTCACGCTTATCACCAAAGGTATAATCAGCCAAAGCTTGTACCCAATCCCAAGGAGGAGGTAAGGTCGTATCAAATATACTGAACATGAAAGCACTACCTAATGCATACATCATCATGTCTATTGCAAATACATCTTTAAATCTCTCGTAAGATTCACTACCTTGTTTAAAGCCTTGTAACTTAGCCTGCTTATAGAACTCTTTACGCATTCTAACGCTGTTGAATACAAATAATTTAAACCTACCTAGTACCTTACCCATTGAGGTTCTCATGAATGCTGGTCTATGAGAGTTTTGATATAAGAACTGTGTCATCTCAATACCACGTTCTGCTCTTTCAAATACATACTGATCAGCCAATGATAACTCTTTTCCAGCCCCTTTAAATCCTTCTACGGCTTGAATGCCATGTGCTATGAAAGCATTTAAACGATTAACACGTTCACTTTGCTTCATTAAGAAACCACCAGTCTTAAGCACAAGGTCTTTTACTCCGTATCTATTAAGGACATTCATGACACTTTCATCACGATTACCCTTTTTACTCTTAGCTGCTTTTATGAGATCACGCTGAAAATCTTTTATGTTGACACCAGCCTTCTTCAATCCACTTGTTAAAGGCTCGTTGTATTCAAACTCGTGTTT